AACTAAGTGTACAGTCGTTAAATACTTTAACAGGTGAGTTAACTTTAGTGGGTGCAGGTGGAATTAGTATTAGTTCTACAGGCACTACTATTACTTTAACAGGTTCAGGCTCAAGTGGAATTACATCCATCGCAGCAGGAGATACAGACGGAGCAACCGGACCGGCTATTCAACTTCAAGGAAGACAAGGGATTGTTGTTTCACGAGCAGTAGATAGTAACGTACTTTTAATTAGTGGTACTATACCTGCGATTGCAAGCTTAACTACTAATGGCACAACAGGTGCATCCACATTAATCAACAATGTATTAAATATTCCTAACTATGACACAAGTGGTGGTTCAGGAGGTATTACATCTGTAGACGGAGCAACAGGACCTGCAATAGATTTAGTAGGTAAAGGTGGGATTTCTGTTTCAACAGTAGGTAATATAATTAATATTGATGGTTCAGGTATAAGTGGAAATGCTAAATGGACATTTGGTGCTCAAGTAAACGGCACTCAGTTTCTATCTATACCTAATGATAGATTAATAAGTATTCCACAAACAAAAGCAAGAGTCTTTAATAACGGTGTTGATTTTGTTGGAGGTGCTTCGGCAGAACAAATTAAATTTCAAACAGGTTCGTATTTCGTTAACTTTATGTTTAATGTTATAGATACTAAAGGAAGTGATGTAAAGAGGAGTATATGTTGCACCGTATTTAAACGATATTCAGTATAGAGAGACTGAATTTATTACGGTTGATGATAAAGGAACAACTTGGAATATAGGATTTCCAATCATAATTACTTCAGATGACTCTATTTTAATTTTTAAATCAGTTAGTAACGTTGATTCAATAAGAATAGCAGCACCTTTAGCACCACCGATATCAGATATAACAACAGTAGGTTCAACAAGTTGCAGCGTATTTAAACTAGGATAATGGATATAAGGAAAATCTCTGTTGGTCCTGATTATAAATCAGGAGCAATGCACTACTTAGTAGGTCAAGATATATTAAATGGAAATTTTCACATTCATTTAATACGAAGAGAGGGAGATTCTATTTGTATATACATTCAACAAGATGATGAAATATTATTGTGGAAAGAATTCACGGCTACTATACCTGTCTCTATAGAATACAACATTAACTTTTAATTTATGGAAGACCACAATGTAAAATCTAACGTTCAATGGTTAGAAATTACAAAAGCTAAAAAAGAATTAGCTAAAACTTTTGAGGAAGAATTGATGTATGCTGATGAGATACACAGAATTGAAATGAAATTAAATGGAGTCAAGCCAACTGATTCATATATAGATTGTATTGGTTGTGGCTCGTAAATTAAATTATGAAATCACCATTTGCGTTTATCGTTACACCTTTAGAGGGTAAGAGATATAGTAACACAAAAAGTATAGGAGGTATTGATTTGATTATCAGTACTTCCCAAGAAGACCACAAATATTCAAACAGAGAAGCTGAAGTTAAAGAACTCCCCCTAGGATATAATGGTCCAATACAGGAGGGAGATATTTTATTAGTACACCACAATGTTTTTAAGTATTATAATAATATGAAAGGAAAGCAGGTTAGTGGTAGAAGCTTTTTTAAAGACAACTTATTTTTTGTAGAAGACGAACAGTTTTATATGTATAAAAACAAAGACGGTTGGAATGCACACGACAAGAATTGTTTTGTAAAACCTGTTGATGTTGAAGAGTCGTATATTTATAAGCCAATATCCAATGAACCTTTAGTGGGTGAAATGATGTATCCAAATAAATATCTATCTAGTTTTGGAATAAGTAAAGGAGACCGAGTTTCTTTTAAGCCGGAGAGCGAGTACGAATTTAACGTAGATGGTGAAGTTCTATATAGAATTTTTGACCATCAAATTACATTAGCGTTATGAATCGAGAATGGGATTGGATGGACGAGGAAGACCATAAAGATATTCCATTAAAAAAAGTAAAACGATTTAAAAATGAACTCAAAAGAAATAAAATTAAAAATAATAGAAGCAGGTTACAAGGCAGTAGAACAACTGATAAAGGTAGCGAGGGAGCAGATAATTAAGGACGACCCTGAAGATGATTTAGCAGCAGATAAATTAAAAAATGCAGCAGCAACAAAGAAGCTTTGTATTATGGATGCATTTGAAATTTTAAGTAGAATAGAATCAGAACACGAAGCCATAGAATCCTTAGAGAAAGGACCAAATAGAACTGATACAAAACAAGGATTTGCAGAAAGAAGGTCAAAATAACTTATACACTTTACTTAGTGATGTTGTTCCTAAAAATGTTTTAACATCTAAGAACAAGGCTAAGACTTGGGTATATGGATACGAATCTAAGTATGACTTTATTGTTATAGATAAAGCAGGAACTGTAGGTGATGTAATTTCTATACAAGGACTTAGAATTGCTTTACCATTAATACCAAAAACAGTATACAGTAGAGACCAAAATAAAAATAAACAGTATTGGGAAAGACAAAACCTACCTAAAGGTTTATCAAAGATTCAATCTATTTTTCAATGGAATGATATGTCTACTGAGTTTAAAAACCAATGGATTGATTATGTTGAAAGTGAGTTTGACAATAGAGAGTATGGAACGTGGTTTAAATCTAACGGTATAGACACATACATTACAGGAGCACATTATATGTACCTACAATGGACTTCTATTGATATAGGATATCCTGATTTTAGAGAAGCAAATAGATTATTGTTTTTATTTTGGGAAGCTTGTAAAGCTGACAAACGTAGTTTTGGTATGGACTACTTAAAAATAAGACGTTCAGGGTTTTCGTTTATGAGTTCTTCTGAATGTGTAAACACAGGAACACTTGCTAAAGATTCGAGGATTGGTATTTTATCTAAGACAGGTTCTGATTCTAAGAAAATGTTTACAGATAAAGTTGTACCAATTGCAAATAGATTACCATTCTTTTTTAAACCTATTCAAGATGGAATGGATAAACCTAAAACAGAATTAGCTTTTAGAATTCCTGCATCTAAAATTACTAAAAAGAATATGTTTGATTCTACAAACGATGAGTTGTACGGATTAGATACTACAATAGATTGGAAAAATACAGATGACAATAGTTATGATGGAGAGAAATTATTATTATTAGTACACGATGAAAGTGGTAAATGGATTAAGCCTAATAATATTTTAAATAATTGGAGAGTAACTAAAACTTGTTTACGATTAGGTAGTAAGATTATAGGAAAATGTATGATGGGTTCTACCTCTAATGCTTTATCAAAAGGTGGAGATAACTTTAAAAAATTATACGAAGATTCTGATGTGTTTAATCGAAATGCAAATGGTCAAACCAAGAGTGGGTTATATAGTTTATTTATTCCAATGGAATGGAATATGGAAGGGTTTATTGATAGATTCGGTATGCCTGTTTTCTATACACCGGGCAAACCTGTATTAGGAATTGATAATGAATACATCCAAAAAGGTGCTATAAATTATTGGGAAGATGAGGTTGATTCTTTAAAGAATGACCCGGATGCATTAAACGAATATTATCGTCAGTTTCCTAGAACAGAATCTCACGCATTTAGAGACGAGAGCAAACAATCAATATTTAATTTAACAAAAATATATCAGCAAATTGATTACAATGATTCTATAATAATAGACCATCATCGTACTCGTGGCAGTTTTAGTTGGAAGAATGGAATAAAGGATACTGAAGTTTTATTTACTCCGGATTTAAGGGGTAGGTTCTATGTGTCTTGGACTCCTGAAAAAGGAATGCAAAATCGAGTTGAAACTAGAAACGGAATTAAAAATCCCGGCAATAAACATCTAGGTGCTTTTGGTTGTGATAGTTATGATATATCAGGAGTAGTTGGTGGTGGTGGTTCAAATGGAGCACTACACGGAAAGACACAGTTTCATATGGATAAGGCTCCTATTAATGAATTCTTTTTAGAATACATAGCATGACCACAGACGGCAGAAATATTTTTTGAAGACGTTTTAAAAGCTTGTGTGTTTTATGGAATGCCTATATTAATAGAGAATAATAAACCTAGATTATTATATCATTTTAAAAATAGAGGGTATCGTGGATATTGTATGAATAGACCGGATAAACCTTATAATAAATTATCCAAAACTGAAAGAGAATTAGGGGGAATGCCTAACTCAAGTGAGGATATAAAACAAGCACACGCTTCTGCAATAGAGTCTTATATTGACGAACACATTGGTTTTAAATCTGAAGAAGAGATGGGAGACTGTGTTTTTACAAGGACTTTAGAAGATTGGGCAAAATTTGATATTAACAATAGAACTAAATTTGATGCAAGTATTTCATCAGGTTTAGCTATAATGGCAACACAAAAACACCTGTATACAACTGAGAAAAAAGTTTCAAAAATAAAGGTTAACTTTGCAAGGTATAGTAATAAGGGTACACAAAGCGAAATTATTAGATGAAGAAAGTAGACATAAACATACAATCTGCAGGATTCCCTAGTCAATTTGTTTCGGATAGTGAAAAAGCTACTGAAGAGTTCGGTTTACAAATCGGACAAGCCATCCAATATGAGTGGTTCAAAAAAGATAGTGGGAGTTGTAGGTTTTACAATCAATGGGCAGACTTCCATAGATTGCGTTTGTACGCAAGAGGAGAACAGTCTGTAGGAAAATACAAAAATGAGTTAGCAGTAGACGGAGATTTATCTTATCTAAATTTAGATTGGACCCCTGTTCCTGTACTTCCTAAATTTGTGGATATCGTAGTTAACGGTATGCAAGGAAGAGAATTTGTTCCAAAAGCTTTTGCACAGGATGCAATGTCTCAATCAAAGAGAAGTAAGTATCAGCAGATGGTTGAAGGACAAATGGTAGCTAAACCTTTGTTAGACATTATACAAAAAAAGACAGGGGTTAATCCTTTTACTGTTGAGCCTGAAGAATTACCAAAAACAGATGAAGAACTTGAGTTGTATATGCAACTTAACTATAAACCTGCAATTGAAATTGCAGAAGAAGAAGCTATTAGTACTTTATTTGAAGCTAATAAATATGATGATATTCGTAAACGATTAGATTACGATATGACTGTCTTAGGAATAGCCGTGGCTAAACACGAATTCTTAATGGGCGATGGTGTAAAAATTAATTATGTAGACCCTGCAAATGTGGTGTACAGTTATACAGAAGACCCAAACTTTAAAGATTGTTTTTATTGGGGTGAAATTAAAACACTTCCGTTAACAGAATTATTAAAGATAGACCAATCATTAACTACAGAAGACTTAGAAGAAATATCTCTATCGGCACAAAGTTGGTATGATTATTATAATACTGCACAGATGCAGCAGAATGATATTTTCTACAGAGATACTGCAACCTTAATGTACTTTAATTACAAGACAACTAAGAAAGTTGTTTACAAAAGAAAAGTTCAGGACAATGGTAATGTAAAAATGGTAGAGAAAGATGATTCTTTTAATCCACCTGATACAATACAGGAGAGTGGAAACTTTACAATGGTTTCTAAAACTATTGATGTGTGGTATGAAGGAGTTATGGTTATGGGTACTAACATTATGCTTCAATGGAAGTTAATGGAAAATATGGTTAGACCACAATCAGCTAGTCAGTATGCAATACCAAACTATGTTGCAGCAGCACCAAGAATGTATAAAGGTTCTATCGAATCTTTAGTTAGACGTATGATACCATTTGCTGATTTAATTCAGATTACTCATTTGAAGTTACAACAAGTAATTTCTAGAGTTGTACCGGATGGTGTATTTATAGATGCCGATGGTCTTAATGAAGTAGACTTAGGTACGGGTAATGCTTACAATCCTGAAGATGCATTAAGAATGTATTTTCAAACAGGTAGTGTTATTGGTAGAAGTTATACTCAAGATGGTGATTACAATCAAGCTAAGGTTCCAATTAAAGAACTTGTGTCTTCATCAGGTGCTTCTAAAACTCAAATGCTATTAACGAACTATAACCATTATCTAAATCAGATAAGAACGGTTACAGGATTAAACGAAGCAAGAGATGCAAGTATGCCTGACCCTAATGGTTTAGTAGGCTTACAAAAAATGGCAGCATTAAATTCAAACGTAGCAACAAGACATATTCTTGACGCAAGTTTATATATCTATAGAACTTTAGCTGAAGCTATTACT